TAGAGTTTGCTGCTCTTAAAAATAGCTTAGGTTCGACCGCATTCTTTCAGGGCACACAGGAATTCGCGTTCAAAAAACGCGAAAGTATGGTGAGCTTCCCCGAGATTCAGCGGCCGGTTGTTAAAAATCCGATATCTGTTGGCCACGCGGCGAATGCCCTGGCCCTCTTAGTATCTTCCTTTCACAAGTGAGTTTATTAACTATGTCTACTCAGACTGCTCTTACGGTTTTGACCCGTGGCACGGCAAATGGTGCCGCCACTGCTAACGTCACCTATAACCCGGTTTACGCCTCGCAGCGTAATGAAAACGGGTTTCTGGTGAGCGTCTGGCAGGAACGGACTTCCACGTCGCCGCTCGGCTACAGTGACCTTACGGTCATGTCAAAGCCCGCTCTTGGGAACGTTCCCATGCAGCGCCTCAACGTCCGATTGGTTCTTCCAACCCTCGAGACATTGTCGACGAGCTCCGGCAGCGGTTATACCGCGAAGCCAAAGGTGGCTTACACGAACGAAATCAAACTCGAAGCCCTGATGCCGACGCAAGGGACCAAGGAAGAGAAGTGGGAACTGCACGCCCGTGCAGTTTCTGCCTTCTCCAACGCGGTCATCCTAGCGTTGTTCAAGGACAACGAGCAAGTTTCGTAATCCACCCCCCTGAGGGGGCGTCAGTGTAACCGGAGTACGTTATCATGTCACAACGTCGTGTCTTTTCAGGACGACGCCGTCTTACGACGGACGAGGCCGCATTACGGATTTTCGAGTTGCTGGACACACCTGTGTCCTTAGGTTGCTATCTCCGCTTAAAACACGGAGAGATTAGGCAACTGATTGAGGCAACCGCCGTAAATCCGACCGACTATTGTTTGATGATTGTTAAGGAGATGCATCCGCATCTCCGCGAATCAGCCGAGAGAGATCTCGCTGAACGTTTTCGCAAAGATTATCAAGCAGTAAGTTTGCTCTCAAAGCTCGATCGCGAGATTGGGATTGATAAGGAGCTGGTCGCCTTTCAGAAATGGGAGGATGCGGA